GTTCACCACAACGTATTCAAGTATTACAGTGACATGAAGGGGGTGCGGCGCAGCGGTCGCAGCTTTCTGAAAGACGACCTGTTCTTAGTAGACTTCGACCAGTTCTATATGTGGCGCAGCGATGGGGACTGGCATCCCCACGATAGGTACTGCTTTGTACAGCCCATACCTCCAGAAGATTCAACCATCTTCAAGCCAATAAGTGAGGAGCCTTTGATGGGTATAATGCGATACCCAAATGATTATCTTGTGTCTCAAGGAATTGAGTCTGGAGACACGGTTACGTTTCGTCCCGAAAGCGAGTACGAGTTCAATGTTGACGGGGAGAAACTGTATCGAATGTTTGACCACCAAATAACATGCAAGATTCAAAGAAGCTAAAGGAGCGCATTATTGCAGCGGGGCGGATAGCTGTTGAGCAACTGATTAAGGTAGCTCAGGAGGATATCCTCAAGCCCGGCGAAGACGACGACCTTGCAGCGGACAGGCTAAAGAACGCGGCGGCTACTAAGAAGCTGGCCATCTTCGACGCCTTGGAGATTTTGAGTCGCATAGACGCGGAGGAAGAGGAGTTGGGGTTAGACACCACCCAGACCGAAAGCAAGATGGGGTTTGCAGAACGACGGTCCAGATAAGCTATACCACCGCGTCTCGGGGCTGGTATCTAAATCGGTGGTGTCCAATAAGAACCGCGCTAAGACGTGGTTCTATGGATACAACGAGAAGTACGATGTCGTCGTCATCTCCAAGACGGGACAGATTGGAGACATCATAAACATCAACGGGCTGAATATCGCCCTTCCGCCTGCGCCCAAGGATATCCCTGATGGTTCCAACCGGTGGGTACGGAAAGACTTGCCCCACGCCCTCTCGCGCATCCAAAGCATATTCCAGTGGAACGATATGCCCAAGGCGTTTAAGGCCAACTGGGTGGACTATATCGAGAGCGAGTTCGACCGTCGTGAGGACGGGCACTGGTTCATGAACAACGGCAAGCCGACCTACGTTACTGGCGCCCACTATATGTATTTGCAGTGGACGAGTATCGACGTGGGCTACCCGGACTTCCGGGAGGCCAACAGAATATTCTATATCTTCTGGGAAGCATGCAAGGCTGACTCCCGCAGCTTCGGTATGGTGTATCTCAAGATTCGTCGTTCCGGATTTTCTTTCATGGGGTCTTCGGAGTGTGTCAACACTGGTACTCTCGCGAAGGATTCGCGGGTGGGTATACTTTCTAAGACGGGTTCCGATGCGAAGAAGATGTTTACGGATAAGGTTGTTCCTATTGCCAACCGCCTTCCTTTCTTCTTTAAGCCGATACAAGACGGTATGGACAAGCCGAAGACGGAGCTGGCGTTCCGTGTTCCTGCCTCTAAGATTACCAAGAAGAATATGTACGATGTGGAGGCCGAGGGCATCCTTGGTCTCGACACGACTATCGACTGGAAGAATACTGACGACAACTCCTACGACGGAGAGAAGCTCCTCCTTCTGGTCCATGACGAGAGCGGAAAGTGGGTCAAGCCTAACAACATCCTCAACAACTGGAGGGTAACCAAGACGTGCCTGCGCTTGGGTAGCAAGATTATCGGCAAGTGCTTGATGGGGTCTACATCGAATGCCTTGGCTAAGGGTGGCTCCAACTTCAAGAAGCTGTACGAGGATTCTGACCCCACTTCCAGAAACGCCAACGGACAAACCAAGAGCGGGATGTACCGCCTGTTTATTCCTATGGAGTACAACATGGAAGGCTTCATCGATGAGTTTGGCCACCCCGTCTTCCATGCGCAAGAGAAGCCCGTTATGGGCGTTGACGGCGAGAAGATTAAGAGCGGCGCCATCGACTACTGGGAGGCGGAGGTAGAGAGCATGAAGAGCGACCCCGATGCGCTCAACGAGTTCTACCGCCAGTTCCCCCGCACCGAGTCGCACGCTTTCCGTGACGAGAGCAAGCAGAGCCTGTTCAACCTCACCAAGATTTATCAGCAGATAGACTATGCTGACAGCCTTGTTAAGGAACACTATCTCACTCGCGGTTCATTCCATTGGGAGAACGGCATTAAAGACAGCAGGGTCATCTTTAGCCCCGACAAGCGGGGTCGATTCAATGTGTCTTGGACTCCACCTAAGGGTATGCAAAACAGGTGGATAGACAAGCGCGGAACTAAGTACGCAGGCAATGAACACATTGGGTCTTTTGGATGTGACTCCTACGACATTAGTGGTACTGTGGGTGGCGGTGGTTCTAACGGTGCTCTTCACGGAATGACCAAGTTCCATATGGACGATGCGCCCACCAACGAGTTCTTCTTGGAGTACATCGCTAGGCCGCAGACGGCTGAGATATTTTTCGAGGAGGTCTTGATGGCGTGCGTCTTCTATGGTATGCCCATCCTTATTGAGAACAACAAGCCCCGCTTGCTGTACCACTTTAAGAACCGTGGCTATCGCGGCTTCTGTATGAACCGCCCCGATAAGCATTACAATAAGTTGAGTAAAACCGAGCGCGAGCTAGGCGGCATCCCCAACAGCTCCGAGGATGTTAAGCAAGCCCACGCCGCAGCTATCGAGAGTTATATTGAAAAGCACGTGGGTATAGATATGGACGGCACCTTCCGCGATGCTGGCGAGATGGGCACCATGCCTTTCGTGCGTACGCTAGAGGACTGGGCGCGTTTTGATATCAGCAACCGTACTGCTTTTGACGCTACTATTAGTAGTGGATTGGCAGTTATGGCGAACCAAAAACACCTGTATATGCCTGAGCAAAAGAAGAGTTCAATAAGCATTACCTTGCCGAGATATAACAATCGTGGTTATAGGAGCGAGCTAAACAGCTAAATGAAGGATGTAAAAATCAACATCTCGACTGCGGGCTTTCCTAGTCAGTTCGTTTCTGACGCGGAGAAGGCCAGTGACGAGTACGGCCTGATGGTCGGTCAAGCCATTCAATACGAGTGGTTCAAGAAGGATGGCAACCAGTGCCGGTTTTACAACCAGTGGCGGGAGTTCAATCGCTTGCGCCTCTATGCACGTGGCGAGCAGAGTATCGCCAAGTACAAGAACGAGCTGGCTATCGACGGGGACCTGTCGTATTTGAATCTGGACTGGACGCCCGTTCCTATCCTCCCGAAGTTTATTGACATCGTCGTCAACGGTTTGTCCGAGCGCGTCTTCAAGGTCAAGGCGTATGCTCAAGATGCCCTGTCGCAAGCCAAGCGCAGCAAGTATCAGGATATGATTGAGGGGCAGATGGTTGCCAAGCCCGTCCTCGATATCATCCAGCAGAAGACTGGCGTCGACCCGTTCACTATGAACCCCGACGACCTGCCTAGCACTGACGAGGAGTTGCAGGTATATATGCAGCTCAACTACAAGCCTGCTATTGAGATTGCTGAAGAGGAGGCCATCAACACCATCCTCGAAGAGAACCACTATACCGACTTGCGCAAGCGCCTCGACTACGACCTCGCTGTCCTTGGTCTCAGCGTAGCCAAGCATGAGTTCTTGCCCGGCGCGGGCGTTCAGGTATCGTATGTGGACCCAGCCAATGTGGTGTACAGCTACACCGAGGACCCATACTTCAAGGACTGCTTCTACTGGGGAGAGATTAAGACGCTCCCTATCACGGAGCTTATGAAGATTGACCCGAGCCTCACCAACGAGGACTTGGAAGAGATTAGCAAGTACAGCCAAAGCTGGTACGACTACTACAACGTAGCTCAGTATTACGAGAACGATATGTTCTACCGTGATGTGGCTACGCTCATGTACTTCAATTACAAGACGACCAAGAAGATTGTCTACAAGCGCAAGAAGCTTGATGGCGACGGGGCCCGCGTAATTGAAAAGGACGACCAGTTCAACCCTCCCGAGGAGATGATGCAGGAGGGCGACTACGAGAAGGTCGAGAAGACCATCGACGTATGGTACGACGGCATTATGGTTATGGGCACCAACATCCTACTCAAGTGGGAGGTGGCCCAGAATATGGTGCGTCCCAAGTCTGCTTCTCAGCACGCCCTGCCCAACTATGTGGCTACAGCACCGCGCATGTACAAGGGTGTCATCGAGTCGCTTACGCGGCGTATGATTCCTTTCGCCGACCTCATTCAGGTTACGCACCTCAAGCTCCAGCAGGTCATCTCTCGCACCGTTCCTGACGGCGTGTATATCGACGCTGACGGACTCAACGAAGTCGACCTTGGTACGGGCGGGGCATACAACCCTGAAGACGCCTTGCGGCTCTACTTCCAAACGGGTAGTGTCATCGGGCGCTCATACACTCAGGACGGGGAGTACAATCAGGGCAAGGTTCCTATCCAAGAGCTCAATAGCAACAGCGGAGCGGCTAAGACGCAGATGCTCATTGGCAATATGAATCACTACTTACAGATGATTCGTGACGTAACGGGACTCAACGAGGCCCGCGACGGAAGTACACCCGACCCGCATAGCTTGGTGGGATTGCAGAAGCTGGCTGCGGCGAACAGTAATACGGCTACCCGCCACATCTTGGACGGGAGCCTGTATATGTTCCGTTCTCTGTCTGAGGCTTTGACCTACCGCGTTAGCGATATCCTTGAGTACGCTGACTTCAAGGACGAGTTCGTCAACCAGATTGGTAAGTACAACGTCAGCATCTTGAAAGAGATTAACGAGCTGTACCTGTACGACTTCGGCATCTTCATTGAGGTGAGCCCCGACGAGGAGCAGCGTGCGCAGCTTGAAGCCAATATCCAAATGGCTTTGAGCAAGGGCGGTATCGACCTTGAGGATGCTATTGATATCCGCGAGATTAAAAACATCAAGCTCGCCAACCAGCTCCTGAAGATTAAGCGTATCGCCAAGCAGGAGGAGGAGCGTACGTTCCAGCTCCAGCAGCAGCAGATGCAGGCGCAGAACAATATGCAGTCACAGCAGATGGCTGCGCAGACGGCCATGCAGAAGATTCAGGCGGAGACGCAGAGCAAGATGCAGGTCAAGCAAGCGGAGATTGCTTTCGAGATTGAGAAGATGCAAGCTGAGGCTCAGGCCAAGGCACAGCTCATGGACCTTGAGTTCCGCTACAACCAGCAGCTCCACGGCATGCAGGAGCAGCAGTTGCAGATGCGTGAAGACAAGCGCGAGGACGCTAAGTCCAAGCGTATCAGCCAACAAAACACTGAGCAGAGCAAGCTTATTGACCAGCGGAAGAATAACTTGCCGCCGATGAATTTCGAGTCGAATGAGGACAGCCTCGATGGTTTCGACTTGGCAGAATTTAGTCCACGATAAACTATATATAAATGGAAATTAAAGTACGTGACCTCGGTGAGGTCGAAGCAAAGTCATCGCAGCAGATTGAACAGGAGCTGCTCGATAAGCACGAATCAGAAGTAAGCGGTGAGGCTACTCCGGAGCCTGAGGCTGAGCCTGAGGCGCCTACGCTTTCTGAAGACGACGTCCGTTCGTTCTTGAGCAATCGCTATGGCAGGGAGATTAACTCTTTGGATGAGCTGGCTGAGGTGCGTGAGACGACACCTGATTTGCCTGAAGACGTAGCGGCATACTACAAGTACAAGCAGGAGACCGGTCGTGGCCTCGAAGACTTTATTAAAGTGAACCGCAACCTCGACGAGGCTGACAGCGATTCACTGCTAAAAGAATACCTCCTACAAACTGAAGACGGCCTCGATGCAGAGGACGTAGAGATGATGATGGAGGACTATAAGTTTGATGAAGACCTCGACGATGAGGTTGATATTAAAAAGGCTAAATTAGCCAAGAAGAAAGCTGTTGCTAAAGCAAAGAGATTCTTCGAAGAACAGAAGGAGAAATACCAAGCACCTCTTGAGTCAAGGGGCGCAGGTTCTCTGGAGGACTCCGAAGAGTATCAAGCTTACAAGCAATATGTTGAGCAGGCGAAGACGTACCAAGAGGAGCAGAAGCGCAGGAAGGAGTGGTTTGATGAGAAGACTGGTGAGGTGTTCAGTGAACAGTTCAAGGGCTTTGAGTTCAACCTCAACGACAAATCCTACGTGTATTCTCCCGGTGACCGTGGCGAATTGAAGAAGTTGCAGCAAACCCCCGAGGCTTGGTTAAACAAGTATCTGGATGAGCAAGGCTTAGTCAAGGATGCCGCAGGATACCACAAGTCTTTGGCTGTCGCGATGAACCCCGAGAAGTTTGCCGAGTTCTTTTACGAGCAAGGCAAGGCGGCTGCGGTGGATGACGTGATGCGCAAGACAAAAAACATCAACATGTCCGAGCGTCCCGTTCCCCAAGCTGTTTCTAAGGGGGAATTCAAAGTTCGGGCCGTCGCACCCAGTTCGGGTCGGGGGCTCAAAATTCGTAGTCCAA